TAGCAAAGAACTTACTTTAGAGGTTGTTATTGAAGAAAAAATATTTAGAAGTTAAATTATAGATTAAGTGCGTTAAATTTAGCATGTTGACTCAAATGAGCCATGCATGATGTAATATGCTTATGGCTAAGATAAGTGTTCAGCTACAATCTTCACGGCAAATAGAAAAGTCTATTCAGGGGCGCAAGTCTAAATATTTAGTGGGTGTAGCCTCTGGTATAGATGAGGACGCCCACGGTGAACATCTCACTCCTAATTGCATTGCTTCTTTAGTTAAGCAGGCTCAGGAGGGGGATGTTTTACTATTTGCCGACGTACATGGTATTAAAGAATCAGAAGATATAGGCATAATGACAGACTTTAAAGTCCTCCCTGATAAAGATTGGGAGGTAGAGTTTCGTCTATACGATGAGTCGGATGGCGTAGGTAGAGACTGTCTAGATAAGATAGGTAAGCTATGGGCTCAATTGAACGGCTTACCCCCTTACACACAACCAAGACAAAAGGGCTTCTCTATAGAGGGATTTATTCCGGACAATCAAGTGTTACAATATAAAAAACAACAACACGGTCAAATAGATGACATGGTATTAGAGGGCGTGGTTGTCGTACCTAGACCAGCGTATCAAAACAGTATAGTGCAGGCTATACAAAAGTCCACAGACTCTGTAGATGAGATTAGACTTGGTGATGAATTGGAGATGAATACTATAGAATTAGCTAATAAGTATTTTACAATAATTAAAGAGGGATTTATTAGTGGACTATCGGACGACGAATTGAGGTCTGTTTTAGAGGTCTATGGTGAATCTATGATAATGAGGGGTAGTTCGTATGGCGCAGATAGGCTAGCGGACGCAGTGAACGAAGATATGGGAGGATATATCATGAAAAAGAAAGTCAATAAAGCCTTATCGCCTAGCGAGCAGTCTACTATTGGTAGTGTGATAGGTATGCTTAATAACCTACAAGAGGGTTTGAGCAACGAAGAAGAGGTCGATGTTGAAATGTCGGCAGAGAGTATTGCAGGGGAGGATAGTGAGCGTGAGAACACTGGCGGTTCAGATAACTTCGTAGAGAAAGATGAGACGGCTAATAGCGACGCTGAAGAGCGACTAGAGGAAATGCCCGATCATGTTGAGATTATGAAAGACGCACTAGAGAAGTGTGGCTACAAAGTTACTAAAACGGCAAAGCCCGTCTATCGTAATAGTGATCTAGTTAGCGCTATCCATTCCATGGCAAAAGTAGCTAAGTCTCTTAGTCGTCGATTAGATGAGCAAGAGGGGGCTATTCAAGCCGTAATCAATGGTGAGCACGTAACTAAGGGATTACTTAGCGTAGAAAAGTCTGCGCCACGTCAAGCGGTGCAACCATCAGGTAATCATATTATACAAGCTATAGCTAGAGAAGTGGATAAAATTAATAAGAGTACGCATAGCGCACCTGCCAATGAAGGTCTAGGCGACGTACTATGTACGCTATTAGGAGGTGAGTAATGAATCCGTCAATATTAACGCAACGCAATCAGTTTGCAGGGGAGCGCAAGTCCCTCATTCGCAAGGGGTTAGACTCAACGGTAGGGGCTGGATCTAATCCATACTCACCACTAGTCCCACAACAATTAGAGCGTATCATTACCAACGTAATGGTTCGACTAAGCCCTGAGTTAGCCGTAATTCAAGCGGTATTTGGTGCACAGAAATTTCATGAATTTAATCAATTAACAGCCCTACCAAGAGCTAATGGGTTCATGGGTGAGTCGGCTACCACGCCCACATACAACGCACAATATGTACGCCAAAGCTTGGAGCTTAAAGTACTACGTCGCAAGGGCGCAGTGTCTAACTTTTTACAAGACGCAAGTCAGGGGTATATCGATGCCTCGGCCGCTGAAATGGAGAACCATTTACAAGCCCATGCATATGATTTAATCCATGCCTTTGTTTATGGTAACAAGCGGGCTAACAAGCATATGTTTGATGGGTTAGACTCTATGATTTTAACCAATCGTTGGAATCGACCTCTAGGGGGATCTGTCATGGATAGCCTCAAGTATATCGATGATATGATTGACGCCAACATGGCTAAACAAGGATCTAATCATAAAAAGGTATTCTTGATGTCGCCTAAAATGCAAAGTGCCGTTAGCCGTTTATTAACTAACGTACGTTTACAACAAGGAACGTCGGCTGGTATCGGTCAAGTAGAGATTGAGGGCGGATGGCGTCTAGAGGCATATCGTGGGATTCCTATCCTACCGGTAGCTTCTATGAGTAGCGATACGACCGCCATGACTGCTGTTACTAGTGGGGGCGGTACTCAAAATTATGCTCAAGTGTCCGTGCAGACCTATGACGGTGAGAGCTTAGCTTCTCCTGCTATTCAAATGTCCACTACTCTCAATTGGACGCCAGTAGCGGGTGCATTTACCTATAAAATTTACGTAGGCGCCACGGCTACCACTTGTAAATTAGTGGCAGTTATCCCCGCCTCAACTTATGATGCGGCCGGTACGTGGTCTGCCGATGTAACAGGAATTCAATTTGCTTCTAATACTATCAACACTACTACTGCCTCGACTCTAATAGCACCATCAGGTGTTACGGCATTAGCGGGCGGTACGATCAACATCAAGCAAGCTAATGATATTCCTTTTGTAGCTACCGGAGGAATTAATACCGAACAGATTATCTTGTGGGATTTAGACCAGTTCCAAGGACTTGGTAAAGTACCATATACTAATACGGCAGGAGATCGTTTCCAAGGGTTAGTAACTATGTTACCACTAGCAATTACGGATGATAATATTCCATTTATGATTCGTAGCTATTGTGCTCTTTGCCCTTCATTTGAGGCTACATCGGTAATCTCAAGAGGATGGCGCACCGCTTAATGGGTAAGCTTCGTACACGGGCAGATAAGAGTGATATTTTAGTAACGGCAGTGGGTAGTGTTAAATTACCCATACCTGAAAAAGTATCCTCTGTTCGTGTACGAATGTTTATTCCTGACTATGCCCCTAGAAACTTACCCAACTTTCGGTTCGACTATAATAGTGAGGAGGTAATCGTGGAAGCGGGTGTGGCGGTAGTGAATAAGCTTATCGCTGATGAGTTAGAAGAAAAGGGTTGGACAAGGGGGAGAGAGATTGACAGTTATTAAAATTGTAGATGGTGTGCTAACTAACGTAGCGCAAACGGCGACTAGACCTCACAATGAATGGATTGTAGTAGATGATAATTTTAGTCTACCGCTGGGCAGTAAAGTTACCGTTACCTATGACATCAACAATCATCCAGTAGTCGCTATAGTTAGCGAAGAGCAGGGGGGTGTTGGTGCGTTGGATTACACTAAAATGAAGCGAGCAGAGTTAATGGATCTTGGTAATGATAGGGGTATGAAATTAAGTACCACTACGAACGTCGCCGCCATGATTTCTGCTCACCAAGCGTATGACAAGGAGAATGAATTAAATGGATAGTGAACTACGTAAATTATTAAAGCCCTATATTGTTGACTTTATTGAGGGGTTTTTCGGTCTAACTATTAAGGACGACCTTAAGCGCAATCGTGTGCTATGCGCCCTCACCACGTTATTCAAAGAAGAGTTGCGCAATGAGGACTGTGCCTTGAGCAGGCTATCTACCGATATGTTCTATGAGCGCATGACGATGTATGCGAGTGTGTCTAGATGGTATATAGAGCACGTAGAATTTGAGATATTTAGGGATCTATTATCTTTGAATAATTATTATTACAAGCCATCTAAAGAGCATGAAGGTGAGGCTAATAGATGTGAAGAAAATATTATTTTAGCACTTTCTAAGATGACCACTAACAGAGAATTATTTGTAATATGTAAGACGTATCTTGACGACATGAAGCAAGTGCGTGGATGGGGTAACACTTAGCGTGAAATATGGCAAAGTTTTCGTAGTAGGGGCTCTACTAGGGGGCGTTGCCGTTAACCATCAATTGTATCAAATTACTGGCGAATTGAGGAGGGGTTATTTAACCCCTCTTCTTATATTGGCGTGCCTATTAGTAGACAATAAATATGCGTACTTACTATTCTCATGCGTAGGAGCTATGCTCTTTGGTATAGATGACATCTCTTGGCTCATGCTATTTATCATCGCTATATTGCGCACACAAGGGCAAGAGCGGGTAGCTTTTAGCGTTATTCAATTACTAGTGGTGATAGGGATGTGGATAATAGCCTCACCCGATCATATTATTCTTGGGCTATACCAGTACATCGTGGCGTGCATGTGCATAGTGTACATGTTCTTTCGAAACGCTAATAATTAGAGTACGCCTCCACTATAGTTACTATTATTTTCAATAATTTCTCTATCATATGAGTGTTACTCATGTCGGATATAGTGAATAGTATAGCACCCACAATGATTATAAAAATCCGTCTCTTTATCATTGCGCCGACTATAGAGCTATTCTTATACTTAGTTGCACGTATAAGGTCTCTCAAGTGTTGCAATTTAATTCTGACAGTATTTCGTCCTAGGGTAGTTTTTAGGTCTTGATGATTGCATAGATCTATAATCTCATTAATTTTATCTATAATTTTATCCCTATCAGACTGATCCATTACTCATTGTATCACGTACCGTGTGTGTGGTATAATAAGCCATGGAACAAGAAATACAGGACGCTCTAATATCCGATGAGGTTATCGTATCGATAGTGGATAAGCTACCCGCTTGGTTTATTATTACTGGCGTAGGGGTTGTTTTATTAGTAGCTATCGTGGGGTATTTGTCGGGCAAAAATATAACCCTGTTACCTCAAATTACTACCCTATTACTAGGGAAAAAGTCTTCTGCTCAAGTAGTAGACGGTATAATGTTGCAACCTATTAAACAGACAGACATATGGTTTGAAGATAATAATAGAGAGATTGCTTTCTTTGGGTGTCTATTTATGGCACTCATTATGACTAATGTTAAGTGGCGCACGGCTACGGCTCAAGAAATAAACGCCCTATTTAAGAGGTGCAAGGAAGAGTTAGTGATTGCCACGGATGGTGTAAACGTGGGACTTCCCGCCCTAGGTGATAAGTGCCTAGTGAACAATATTAACGCTATTTTACGTATAGCGGGGTCTAAGGAGCGACACTCATTTAGGCACAACAATGGTGAGTCTATGACTACGTTCGATGGGTATACGTCCATGATTGTTCGTTGGCGAGTAAATAATAGCGGTACTCACTTTGTGCTCGTCTCTAAGGGTTTGTCGTACGACCCCTACGGAGACACTAATTTATACAGTATGACATATAATGAAATTAATAGGATGGATTACCTGAAATGATAGAAATTATAGTAGGTGTGGGTGCAACAATAATAGTAGGACTTTTCTCGTTATTCTTGGGTAGTAAATTAGAGCGTGGCAAGCAAGCTAGTAAGAACCTAACCGCCACACAGACTCAAATGGAAAGAGATAGAGTAGCTCTAGAGACGCTCAATAGAAGAAGGGAAGAGGGTAGCACTATGAGTAGGGAGGAGAGAGCTAATGACGCTTTTAAAAAGTAGCATTTTAAGTCTAATATTTATGGGGTGCGCTACGATGACGCCCATCCCTAGGACTTCCGTTCCCGTGCCCGTAAAGCCTGAAATTATCTTTCACTACGATGGTAGTAAGATATGGCTAACAGGGGAGGACGTTGATTTACTAATTGAATGGGTATTACAAGTAGACGCCTATATTGAGGCTACAAGATGAGTTGTGGGGCTATGGGGTCTAGTCCCGCCGATATACGCTCTATTTTAGAGGGTTACTGTTTAGACAAGGAGTTTATTCAGACCATCAATTTAGAGTTTATAGAGGGTGAGTCTACGATAACCCTACCTGATACGGTAGATATTACTGTGATGGCTATGTCTCTTATAGAAAGTGAGGCGTTGCCCGCCGACACTAGGATTATAGATATAGAGCAGAATATCATTACCCTTAACAATATGGCTACATTAACGGGGGAATATCCTGCCACTATCGTGCAATATAAGATGATATCGGACAGATGGTTAATAACCACTAGAGACTATCAAATAAAGCCCGTAGTGAGTCGCATGACTGGTCTATCTTTTGAGGGCGAGACTAGGCACACTGAATATGTATCAGGCACTGGGTCGTCTATCCTTATACTATCAAGAAAGCCTATCGTAGAGGTGCACTCAATAAACCTCATCACCAACCCAGCTAACTGGGTATTTGTATCCCCATCGTCCGTAGAGCCCATTAAAGAGGAGGGGTTATTGAAACTCAAGGCAGTCCTTGAGGCGTGGCAAAATTACGTGCCCGCATTTCCTCGTGGCACTCGTAATATAAAAGTAGATTACACTTTCGGGTTTGCCGATGTACCTAATGAGATATGCCATGCTATTAACATGCTCACTGCCTCGCAAGCCTTAGCTCAAATAGGAGCTAGAGGGGGCGGTGGTTCTCTTAGCGTTCAGGGGTATAGTAAGGGCTATGGGGAGCGTGGCAAGTACACGGATATGCGCAATGAATTAGAGACATGGGCTAACGCTATATTGAAACGTTACGTTATGTCGATGGTAGGTAGCTAATGCGACTAGCCTTGAGTTTAGGATGTTGTAATGAGGTGAGTCCTGAAGCGTGCACGGCACTACAAGAGGTAGCTGACGCCGTATGCCAAGTAGGTACGCCAATCATCTACATTAAGCGTGGTGAGTCGGATGTATCTAGGGACAACTTAAACGCAATAAAAAAGAGAAACTTATCCCCTGACACTAGGTATAATTTCAAGGCTTACCCTATCGATAGGCAACCTAACCTCAAGAGGCTCACTAATGCTGGTATAAAAGAGGACGTAGATACTATCATTTATATACCGGTGCAATATTTCATAGACGCAGGGCTATGGAACTTAACTACTATAGGTGAAGACTTTTCTAAGCTAGAGATGATACGGTCTACAGTAATACTTGACGGATCTGAGTGGGCTATCAAAGATAAAGGTTTGTCGGGTAGGGTTAACGGCGTACCGTTATATATTACTTTCGGGCTACATCAAAAATGAGCCTATCGGTTAACGTTAGCGCTATACGTAAGCGCATAAAGAGGCTTCCTAAGATAGGGGATGATTTAGCTAACACATCATCCAAGAAGGACGCTTTACTGTTAGTTAAATATTACCGTGAGGGGGTGGGTAATGGGTCGTTCTCGCTACCCTCCCTACAAAGGCAAAGTGTTCAGCAGAAAATTAAAAAGGGCTACACTAAGCCCCAAGACCCATTATACGGGCTAGGCATGGAGGGACGTAAAACTCTATCCTCTACGCTAAGGGTTTATAAGACGTGGCAAGGATGGCGTGTAAAATGGCCCAATAAAAGACACCACTCTTCTAAGCTCACAGTAGCTCAATTAGCCTATATACATGAACATGGTCTCATTATACAAAAGGGTAGGCATATCATTAGGATACCCGCTAGACCAGCTTTTACTATGGCATATAAGAGGCTCATGTCAGAGATATCAAGCAAAGACCCATCGGTAGAGGTGCAACGTGCTTGCACTCAATATTTAATGGGTAATGACTCTGCGACGGGCGATATGTTGCGACAAGTACAATCTATGGAGGCGGTCTATGGAGCTAAGGATTAATCTACCGGTAACACTAAATTGCTTTGACCCTAAATATAACACTGACCAAGGGTCTTTCGTTACACAAGACCCTATAGACTGGGTGTTCGATGAAAATGTGTCAGGGTATGACAGAATATCCTTAAATATAGTCTCAATACGTAACCCTCAATTAATTACTGTTACCATTAACGATAAGACGTACAGTGTACCCGTAGGGGTTACGTATAAGAGAATAGTGCTTCCTTTAAGCGTAGAGGTACTTTCCTTGATACAAATAGGGTATAGTGGTACTCTCATAGTCGGACACCTAATTGCGTTCAAGGAAAGCATTCCTAGTGGCTTCTTATGGGAATTTAAGCGTAGGATAGAGGAGTACACTCAAGATAGGAAGTTTTTAATAGGGTCTGTATCGGTTAAAGCAGGGGACACTTATTTAGTCTTTGACGACTGGAACTATGAGGAGCGCAACCTAGTATTGCAGATAGGAAATCATTGGTATCAAATAGCTAATAGGGTAGACAATAGGGTATCGTTTATGACTACCTATGCGGGTGAGAGGATATTAGAGGACTACGACGGGGACGCTTATGTAGTAGTGCCGGTAGAAGTGGGCTATTATGACAGAGAGGTAGCACTGCCGGCAATAACTCTATGGTATAACGACCCCACTCCTCGACCTAGGCACTCTTCGACGGACAAGAATATTTTATTTATAGACGGTGATGAGACAGTAGTAGAGCGTGATGGGTTAATTCAGGACTGGCGCATAACTATGGAAGTGGCATGTAAATCCCCTGAACTATTACACGAGGCTTCTAGGGCGGTGAGAGAATTACTCATGCGGGGGGCTATATGGGTATACGGCATTAAGACATGGTGGGTTTGGAAGGATTCGGTAATAAATTCAGAACCAGTAGAGGATTATGATATCTTGCCTAGAGCTAGTTATCATGTTACAATAGAGATGAGAGAGGGGCTTTGGCAATGGCAAAAGAGACATCCGGTGAGACAAGTGGTGCAAACAAATATCAGGTTAAGAACCTAAGACAACAGACGGTAGAGTTGAGACTGGGGTTAAAACAGTATGTGTGGGAGGGAGGAGAGACCCTTATATTAACGCAAAAGCAGGTAGATAGTAACAATTTTTGGGACAATCGTAGTGGCTTTTCTATAAAGAAGATAGAGCCTATTAAGAAGGTAGTTACTGCGGAGGTAATTAAATGAGACGACTAGGGGTATTTGGGGTAAATAATCCCACTAAGATGGGTCGAACAATTCAACCATCGGACTTTAGTATAGCGGGATTATATGGTATGTTCAGTAGAAAATATGATAGAACGTTCCGCCTACAATCTATACAAGACGCACAAGTAATATTGGGGCGGAATGAGAACCCCAATTGGTACGGATGGGACGCCCTTAATGGATTCTTCTCTAACCTATTGGGGCAAAATGGATCTATAGAGGTAGCCTCTTACCATAAGGATGCGGTACAGGCTAGCTACCTATTTGACACAGTATTAAATTTCTCATCTGCTTATTATGGGGAATCTTCATTTGGACTATCCGGTAACCGTAGTGGATTTTCTATTACGTACCGCCCTATATTTGCCACAGAGGTTTTATCGGTAGACGGCACTAATTTCGTACTAGAGAGTATAGCGGGGGTAAGGGTAGGGGACGTCCTCGTACAAGATACTGTATACGCTAAGGTATTATCTATTGATGAGAGTACTAACACTATCGTATCGGCAGACCTAGTAGTGGGGGCGGTAGAGGTACAGGGTTATCGGATAGTTACTTACATCAAGGCTATTACTGGTGCGGTAACAGAGGTAAGTGCTATGGACGTAACCATGAATCCTAACAACCGTTACATCTCGGATGTCTTTACAGAGAACGAATATTTAGCGGTAACGGTAGTAGATGACATCCCTTTAGAGGGTATAGCTGAGACGGGTATACAGTGGTTAGAGGGAGGGTTAGATGGTACTCGTCCTACTAACTATGACAATATATGGACTATGATGGACAACGTACCTATTAGGATGGTATCGGCAGTAGAGACTACTAACCCTGAACATCAAATGGAACTAGAGGCTTACTGTAATAATAGGGAGGACAATCCTATAGTATTTATCACCGGTCAAATGGAAATAAATAACAAGAACACCCTTATTACTCGTGGACAGAATATGCAACGCTCTAATGAAGTGGATGCTATTTACGTACACAACTGGTTAGCGGTAACAAATCCTTTCGGCGTACAGAATCGTGTAGTACCTAGTGGGGGGCACTTAATGGGTCTATGGATACGGTCTATAGGTCTTAACGGTATACACTCACTCCCTGCTCGCCAAGACACTCCTTTAATGGGGGTGCAAGATGTAGTGGGATTTCAGGCACTAGGGGACTTAGACCGGACAGACCTAGCAGAGGCGGGGGTAAACGTTATACAGAATTCAGGACGTGGGATAGTACTACGCAATATGTTTACTTTGTCGGTTAGCCCTGAATTTAGGTTCTCCAATGGACTTATTATGCGCAACTTTATTAAGGCTAGTGCTATAGAGGCACTCATCCCTACAGAGAATGCTACGGACGCTATGGACGGCGTAGAGCAATCACGTATGGCTATCATTCAGTTTATGCTAGGACTATGGAATCGTGGGTCTAATGGTAACGTACCTATGGGCATTACGTTCGGTAGATTCTTAAGAGACGATGGTAGCTTTTCCACTACATCGGACGCCTATGAGGTGATAGCTGATGTAACTAATAACCCTCCTTCTTCGATAGCACGTGGGGAGAGAAACATAGATATATACTTTATGTTTCCATCACCTGCTGGTTCGATAAGAGTGGGGGTAGGTTTAATCTTTAACGCTTAGGGGTATGTAGATACCACCCATATCAAAAGAGTGCAAGGAAAGTACCTTCACACGCAAAGGAGACGATAATGTTAGAGGGATTGAAAGAAAAGATTAAGAATAACAAGGTAGTGGCTATTATTATTACTGTTTTAGTGAGTATTGCGACAGTAGCTACGGCACTAGTAACTTTCTTACAGAGTATAACGGAGGGATAGCATGCAAGTAGGTTCATTTGCTAGACGGATAAGGGTGGCGTTCGATGACATTACTACCCCTGAAGATGGGGTATTAGCGGGGTTAGTTAAGATGGGAGAGGTAGCGTTGG